TCTGCTCGTCGGTGAGGTTCGCCTGGAAGAGCTCCTCCCAGGGGACGACCCGGGGCCAGGAGTAGTCCGTTCCGTCGTAGTAGCGCACAAAGTAGCCGCCGCCCCGCTTCATGTAGAGGTCGATGAAGTCCGCGGGAAGCGTGTAGTCCTGCTGGAGGGCGACGGTGGTGAGGGTCGCGGAGGCCTTGTAGCTGCGGACCGAGCGGCAGAAGATCGCGCAGGCGTGGTCCAGGCACTCGAAGATCCTCCGGCGGTGGTAGAGCTCCGCCGCGGCGTTCCGGTCGTCGCAGAGGTCCAGAACCGCATTGAGGAGGGATTTTCCGTCCATCTCAGATCATCCTCTTTCTCGTCTTGTCCGCGCCCGCGATCGCCGCGTCGAGCGAGACGGGCCCGGCCGCCTCCTGTTCGATCTCGCAGGAGGAAACCTCGATCGTGAACTGTTTGGAGTTGTCCCAGGTGGATCCGATCTGCTTGATCTTCCCCCGGACCGTCACCGTGGCCTCCTTGTCCACCTGGAGCCCCTTGTACCCCTTCGGCTGCACCTTCCCCTTCTCGTGGAAGTGGAACGAGGCCGTCGTGGGCTCGTCGATGAACTCCATCTTATCGGGCTGTGATTTAGTGGATGCCATACCCATCTTCTCCCTTCGTGTCGTTCGTAACCGGGCGCCGGCCGCATTTCGGGCAGCGCTCCGGCTCCTCGTACATCCTCTCGTCGATCATGTAGGTCGTTCCGCAGCCCCGGCAGAAACAGACCGGGAGGTCGACAATCTTAAACAGGATCGCGTCCATCCCCCCGGCGGTCGAGACATTCTCCTTCTTCAGCAGACCGCCCAGGCTGGCGAACGCCGTCGCACCCTCTTTTTTGACAAGAACGTCCAGTTCCGCCGTGCGGGTGCAGATCTTCATGAGCTTTGCGTCCAGGGCGGAGATGGATGTGTCCCCCCGCTGGAGCATCGCGTCGAGGAGCGCGCCGCGCGTATCCCCCTGCTGGAGCATCGCGCCGAGGGACCCCGAAACGGGGATCCCCAGCCCTTGGAGCAGGGCGTCCAGGGAGGACTGCGCCGATTCGCGCGTCTGGAGCGCACCGTCGAGACTTCCGGCGGCGCTCCCGGACCTCTGGAGTGCCGCGTCGAGGTCCGCAACGGCCTGGTCCGTGTCCTGGAGCATCGCGCCGAAGTAGGCCCGGGCGAACGGATTGACGGACTGCAAAACGGCGTCCAGGGAGGACTGCTCCGATTCGAGCGTCTGGAGCGCACCGTCGAGACTTCCGGCGGCGCTCCCGGACCTCTGGAGGGCCGCGTCGAGGTCCGCAACGGCCTGGTCCGTGTCCTGGAGCCCGGCGTCGAGCCCGGCCGATAGGCCGGAACCCTTCTGGAGCGCGGCGTCGAGGTCGGCGGAGACCGTGTAGGTGACGGCGGACTCCTCCCCCTCCCACATCATCTCGTCGAGGTTGATGAAGTCGAGCAACTCAAAATTGTTGAAGATGTTGCTCATCCAGTTCTCCGTCTACAAATACAGCTCCTGATCCTCGGGCGTCACGACGATCCCGCCGTCGGTGGACCGGCAATAGATCCGGAAACCCCGGCAGACCACGCAATGGAGATATTCCCTCATCCCGCCGCCCGTCACCCGGAGAAAGCCGCGGCCGAAGCGGCGCAGCGGCGTGCAGCCGACGAAATCGTGCCGGGGCAGCCCGGCAGCTACGGGGATCAAAGACACGCGGACGCACCCCTCCAGGTCTCCGCCCTTTGTGAGAAGGGACCCGTCCGGCTGTTCCGCCTCCCATCCGTAGGCCTCCGCGAGGTTCATTCCCCCTCCGTCAGATCTCGTCGTAGGCCAGGGTAATCGCCTCTGCCGACAGGGCCCCGCGGGACGCGGACGCGGCGACGGACATCTGGAGTTCGATGATGTCGCCGATGTAGCTGTTGTCGTCCGCGGGGACGAAGGGCCCCGTATCGGTCCCGTCGCCGTCGAGCGGAGACCCGGACGTCTTCCCGAAGAAATCGGCGCCGCCGGACATCTCGGTCTTATACTGGCTGCCGAACGTGACGCCGATGTTTTTGACTGTCACCCCGACGCCCGTCCCGAAGCCGGAGCTTCCGTCCGAATACCAGCGCAGGTTCGTGATCTGCACGGACGGCGGATCTTCCATGTAGGCGCGGAGCTTCTTGGTGTATGAGAAGATGGGATCCACGTCGGGAATGACGAGCGGGTTGTTCAGGTCCACGGTCGCATTGTCCGCGTCCTTGAAGCGGATCGTCCCGCTGGTTTTGTCCACGCCGGCATCCGCGGCGCTCATTTCATGGAACTGGATTGTCGCTGCCATCTCTTCCTCCTGTTTCCGGTGCTAATCGGCGCCCGGGGAGCTATCATCTCCGAGGGCGCCTTCGTCGCCCGAGGGCGCCTCGGCCATGACGTAGGTGTAGTCGGTAAACGAGATCTCCTTCGCCTGGCCCCACCAGTCGGGCCGCTTCGGGAACCACTCCATCCAGGCGTGGGGCGCCGAGATTGCCGGGTTCTTGCTCTTCGCGTCGCTCCTTTTGCGGCAGTAGGTCGCCGCGTCCAGCTCGTCCGGGAAAGGGACCTCGGCCCGGAAGTCTCCCGCGGCCTCCCGGTCCTTCGCGAGCTTCGCCTCGTAGTGGGCCTCCGCCTCCGCCCGGCCCTTGCGGATCCACCAGGCGAGCGCGGCCTCCCGCTGCACCCGGGGGAGGATGTCCAGCTCCGCCGCGCTTTTCAGCGGCGAGCCGTCCTTGTAGGCGTAGCGGCCGTTTTCGTGCAGGAACACCGAGTTTCCGCCGGAGGTCGCCCAGGAGCGGATCACCTTCACCGGCTGCTGGCTTCCGTCGGCCATCTTGATGAACAGTTTCTGTGCCATAAAATCTTTGTCCTTTCTCCGCGGCGTGATCCCTCTTTTGGAAGGGGCCGCTTCGTCAATGGATCCGGCCGGCCTTTTCGGCCGGCCTTCCCCGGGTTAGTCTCCGATCAGGAGCACGTAGATCGTCACGGCCGCGGGCGCGCTGCCGTTGGGCAGCTCGATCTGCTGCCCGATGTCGTAGGTCGTGTCCGGCGCGGAGTTCGAGAGGGTGATCGCCCCTTCCGCCGCGAAGGAGTCCTCGCAGTTGGCGCCGTTTTCGGGTGCGCCGGCCGCGGTGCTCCCGGTCCGGACGCCCTGGGTGAAGATCTTGATCTTGTGGTTGGTCCGATCGAACTTGTAGATGAACCCGTTCGCGGGCGGCTGTTCGATCGCGGCGAACGAGATCGCGGTCCGGAACCCGAAGGTCCCGATCGCGGGCAGGGGAACCCCGCCCGTCGCGTAGGTCAGGGATCCGTCCCCGAAGGCGATCTGCGCGAGGCTGATGTTCCGCCCCGCCTGGCCCCCGGCGATCTCGCGGTCCCGGGACGCGATCGTCACGGTGACGTCGGTCGATGCAAAAGCTCCCATGTTCTTCTCTCCTTTCAAAGGGGCCGGGATCCGTCCCGAAGGGCCCCGGCCCGTCCGTTAGGCCGTCTCCACCATGTCGGCCAGGTTCCCGATGACCTCGGGGATGACCTTCACGAGCAAAAACGGCAACACATGACCTGTCTGCAAGCCGCCGCCGGCGTCGGCCGCCGCGGTTTTGAGCTCGAAGACGACCTCCATCCCGGGCTCCAGAACCGTCCCCTTGGCCGCTTCGTCGTACATGACCGCCCCGGCCGCGGATGTCCCGAGGATCAGGTGGCCGATGTCCGCGGCGCCGCGGTCCGAATCGGAGCCCGCGGTGGGCCGCAGGTCGAAGTCGACGATCGGGGTGGTATCCGCCCCGCAGCAGACCTCGGTAACGACCGCTCCGGCGAGGAAGACCTCGCACTTGAACGGAACGATGAACGTCCCCAAATCCGCGGGCGACTGGTCCATGTCGACGCCGAGCGCGTCGTCGTAGTCCACGAACAGAAGCTGCGGGAGGGCGACGAGAATGTCGGATCTCAGCATTTGTCTTCTCCTTTCAAAGGGCCGGGACCCGTTCAAAGGTCCCGGCCCGTCCGTTTAGGCCGTCTCGACCATGTCGCTCAGGTTCCCGAAGACCTCCGGGATCTGCTTGACGAGGAGGAACGGCTTCATGTACCCGGCCGCTCCGCCGCCCGTCGCCGCGGTTGCGACCTCGACGACGACCTCCTCCCCGGGCTCCAGGACCGTCCCCACGGCGACCCGGTCGTACATCACCTTCCCGGCCGCGGTGGTCCCGAGGATCAGGTGGGCGATGTCCGCGGCGCCGCGGTTCGTGTCGGAGCCCGCGGTGGGCCGCAAGTCGAAGTCGACGATCGGGGTCGTGCTCCCCCCGGCGCAGGTCGTGGTGACGACGACGCCGGCGAGGAAGACCTCGCATTTGAAGGGGATGATGAAGCTCCCCTTGTCGCCGGTCCCGGTAAGGACGGTCCCCAGGGCGACGTTGTATCCGACTGCCAGATGGAGAGGCAGCGCGATGGGAATGTCGTTTCTCAGCATGGTGGAATACCTCCTTCAATCCTGTCGTTTCCGGATCCGGGCGGGGACGAGCCCCGCCCGCCGTTATCCGCTTTCAGGCCGCTTAGGCGGAGCCGACCTTGATGATCCGGGCTTCCCGGTCCGTGTTCGACTGGAACAGGACGTCGAAGGCCACCTTCCCGTACCAGGCGACGGCCTTCCTCCGGCCGAAGTCCCCCTGGTAGTTCGGGTTCGCCCGCAGCTCGGGGAACTCGATCTCGATCCGGCCCACGGCGTCCTCGCCGAAGACCACGCCCTCGCCCAGGACCGAGCCGGACCCGACCCCGTTGGAGAGCGCGCCCTCGTGGTTGATCTCGACCAGGCGGATCTGCTCCACCTGCCCGATCTCGCCCCGGTAGAGGAGGTCGCCCTTCTGGAGGTACATGTGGAAGGCCTGGATCACCCGGTCGTTCTTCAGGCCCCGGAGCGCCTTCGTCGCGAAGAGGCCGATGTAGGAGTCCCCGTCGAAGGTCGGGCAATGGATGTCGTTGGCGAGGTAGTCGCGGATCACGCCCAGGTGGTCCTTGGTGAGGTTGCAGAGCGCCGTCGTCGAGGGGGTCCCGTCCGTGTCCATCGTCCCGCCGGTGAGGGTGGTCGGCTGGAAACAGAGCTTCGCGTGGGTCCCGGTGAAGGCGTCGGCCGCGGCCTTGTCCATGCAGAGGTTCATCTGGTCCTTCAGAACCTTCTGCGCCCCCTCGCTCGGGGAAAGGGCGGAGAGGTCCTCGGCCAGGGAGGTGTATTCCGCGCCGCGCCCCCATTCCTTGATCGTGATTGAATAGGACCCCATTTCGAGCGAGTCGATCGGGATCCGGATGTCTTCGGTGAGCTCCGCGGTGGTCGGCTCATCGACCGGCTTGTAGTAGGGCAGCGTGATCGTGTCGCCCATCCTCCGGCCGAATTTCGTGATCTTCTTGGTGAAGGGCACGATCTTGAACTTCAGCGCCGCCAGTTTCAGCAGCTCCGCGGAAAGTGCGTGGCTCTTGTAGACGCCGGTCTCGGCGTCCAATGCCCAGGTGAATGTCTGACCCATCGTTTATTCTCCTTCCTAAAGTCGGCGACGTTCCTGGGCGAGGTCGATCGCGTCGGAGAGGGAAAGGGGCTTCGCCTCCTCGGCAGCGGGTTTCCCGCCGGCTGCGGGCGCACCCGCTCCGGCCGTCCCGCGTCCGAGGGGGATCTCGGCGCTCTGCCGGCGGCGTGTCTCCTCCGCGGCCCGGTCCTCCTCCTCCTTCGTTCGCTTCGCCTGGATCCGTTCGTGGTATTGTTTCGTCTGTTCCACGGCCCAGCGGATCTGGTCCTCCAGCTTCGTGGGCCTCCCTTGTTTGTCCGTGATCGGCGCCTGGCCGGCGTACTGCCAGAAGAGCGGGTCGTCCTTCTCCAGCCCTTCGCCCGCGATCTTCTCCTGGATGAAGCCGACGACCTTCTCCATCTCCGGGTCCTGCCCGGCTGCGGCCCCAGCCGCCGCCGCTTGGTCCCCGGTGCCTTTTTCCGCGGCCGCGCCCTCGCCGGCGGGGGTTTTTGTCCCCCGCTGCTGGTAGTGCTCGTAGATGTCGATGTCGGCCTTGGAGAGGATCTTCGCGGCCTCCTTCCGGTAGTCCGGTTTCTCGGGATCGAGCTCGTCGATCGCCTCCAGGGCCTGGGCGCGCCGCTCGGCGGCGTAGTCGATCACCTTTTCCCTTTCGGCCTCCGCCTCGGCCCGCAGCCGGTCCGCGTTCTTGATCCGGTCGATCTCCTCCGCGAGATCCTTCGCCCGCTGCTCGGCCTTGGTCGTCTTCCCCTGGAGTTCGCGGTATCCGCGTTCGGCCTCTTCGTGGGTCTTGAAGCGGGGCGCGGTCCCGGGGGGCGTGTCCCCCTCCTTGTTTTCGGGCGCTCCCTCCCCGTCTTTCTTCCCTGCGGCCTTCGCGGCTTCCGCCTCCGCCCGTGCCTTTTCCTCTTTGCCTTCGTCAGGATCCGTGTTTCCCGGGGCGAGCGGTACGGCAGCGCCGTCCGGCGGGGTCTGCCCGTCGAACGTGGACTGCCCATCCTTCAGCGCCTGGTCGAGGACGGATGTGGTCTGCGTTCCCTCGTTGTTTTCCTTCTCCATAAAAACCTATTCCCCTTTCTGCGGCGTGATCCCGGTTCCCGGGGGCCGTCTTTTGCTTCTCTCAAGCGCCAAAAGAAAGAGGGTGCACGCGGGGTCGGCAGCCGACATGCACCCTCTTTTTTTGGCTATCTCCCGGGGATCAGCCGGGGATTTCCATTCTGTCTTGTTCTTTGTGTGTCTATTCCTCCTTCACGTAGCGGCGGAAGAGCTCCTTCGCCGCGGTTTTCGCCAGTCCTTCCTTGACGCCCATCTCCCGGAGGATCGCCCGGTAGGCCGAGGCCTCGGGGTCATCCTCGATGAGCTGGTCGATCCGCTTGGTGATCTGCTGCATCACCATCGCGACGAGTTTCGCGCCCGCCTCGGTCTTCGATACGGCCATCCATGCGGCCTGCTCGCGGAGGAGCGCCTCCTGCTCGCGGCCGGTCTTCTCATCCTGTTCCTGCCGGACCAGGCCGACGGGGCGGCCGGTGACGGGATCGACCTGGACGGTGCCCGGATTAGCCATTCGCGCCTCCTTGCGGGGCCTTCTTCGCCCGCGGGGCCGCCTTCCCGCCCGGAGCGGGCGCCTTGCCCGCGGTCTCCGGCTTCCCCTGGCCGAGCGCCTCGATCTTCGCGGCCAGGTCGATCCCGGCCGAGGCGGTCTGGATCTCCTGGGCCTCCGCGGCCGCGGCCGCCTGGGCGGCGAGCTGCTCGTATTGCCGCTGCTCGATGAGCTTCGCGGTCTGTTCGTCGACGATGATCTTCTCGTCCTTGAGGTTCGTCCGCTCCTCGATCGCCTTGAGGATGTTGTAGGGCTGGATGTACGGGGCGAACGGGCTCCCCGGCTGCCCGACCAGGGGGAGGATCAGGGTCCGCAGGTTCATCAGCGCCTCGTTTTCCCGCATCAGCGCCTGCATCCCCGAGACGTGGAAAGACCCGTCGATCGGCGGGACGCCGGAGACGCCGTTCGGCGCGTTCGGGTCCTGCCGGATCCCGTACTTCTGGAGCTCCTCGTCCGTGAAGATCCGGCGGTAGTCCTCCCATCCGGCGTGGTGAAGGATCATCTCCGCCCCCGCCTGGATCGCGGAGATCGCGCCCGCCTCGATGTTCTCCCCCATCAGGGAGAAGACCCCCATCGCCTGGTCGAGGTTCTGCGCGCTCTCCCGGTAGGTCATGTCCTTCCGGTATCCCGGGAGCCCCTGGACGGCGTCGGTGACGAAGGTCCCGCGCTGGAAGTTCTGGTCGTGGTACTGCATGTTCGCCAGGATCTCGTTCGTCACGAAGCGCCGCTGGACGGTGCGGACCGCCTGCTGACCGTTGGGCGTGTCGCGGGTGATGTATTCCTTCCCCGGATAGGTCTTAACGTCCGCGGGGGTCTGCCGGGGGTCGATGTTGATCTGGGTGATCGGGTTGGTGGTGCCGAGGAGGTAGTCCTGGGGGAGGGTCATGGTATTGAACATTGGCTCCCATACGGTGAGGATCCCCTCCAGGA